GAGCCGCCTGATCGAGGGATTTATCGTGATCAAACTCCCTCATCAGAGACTGCTTCCAGAGTGGGTACAGCGCGTTTGCCATCCTAGTCCTCCGGTATGTCAGGCAGGCTTTCGTAAGGCTGCGGGAACGGCTCACCCGGCCAACGCCTTACGTGTTTGTGCACCGGCTCAGTACGCGGATTGAGAACCGGCACCGGATCAGGCGGAAGCACAACAGGCCGCAGCGTCGGATTGGGCCTGTCGTTGCACGCCTCGCACACCAGAAATCCGGTGCGCTTGATGAACTTCCCCATGTACTGGGTGTCCCACACCAGATCACGGTGGTTGTAGAGAAAGCCGCAACGGTCACAGAACGCAAACGCCGCCGGTCTGGTCGGGTCTAGATGGGCATGCCCTTTGGGTGCGAACGATCCCATCAGTACACCTGACTGGTGTAAGTGGCCAAGGCAGGCACAACACGCAGCGGCGAGTTCTCGACGTCGCGCTCCGCCGCCTGCCGGAAGGAATTTCCTGCGCGCACCGCCAACTGATCCATGCGCCCTGGCGCATAGAGCTCCGCCAGCTTGAACGCCAACCCAGCGACATATGCCTCCAGGAACCGATACGGCACCTCAGGCCCAATCCCATTGGGCATGCTCGCGTCCTGCATCTGCCGCGCTCGGTAATACTTCAACGTATAAGGCCCAGCGGCATCCGGCGGTTGCCACAACGTGATCGTGGGCTGCATCTGAAGATTGAACCAGTAGACCGAGGGCGGCCCCAGCGTTTCCTTGTCGGGAAAACTGGCATAGGTGTCGCGATCAACCGAGGTGATGATCCTGTCCTTCTGCGGACCATGCTCGGTCGAGATATAGGCCGCCATGATCATCACGGTGGCTGGATCAACGTCATAGGTATCGACACCCTCCAGGATAGAGGTCGTCATCAGCTCCACGGTCCAGAGATTGACTTGCTCATTCGACCAATCAACCTGCAACAGATTGCAAGCCATCGCCGCATCATGCAGATGATCAACCGTCAGCGCCGTGCGCCGTATCTGGCACCGCCCATAGGCCGCAATGATCACGTCGGCCAGGGCTGGTTGCCAGGAATACGTCCCGCTGGGATCGGTCATGGCTGTGTCCCCGTCACAAAAACAGGGATCGGATCAGTAGGAGCAACCGGCGGCGTGCCAGTCGCATAGACGATAGGGATCGGCTGACCTGGAGAACGCGGGAAGTTGGCCGCAACCTCAACGACCGCCTGCGCCATGCCGGGACCGACAGGAACCGAACCGTCCGTGACCTTGACAACAGGAATCGCTGTTACCGGGGCCAGCTTGCCGCTGCCAGTCACAACCGACATCGCGTTGATTGGAGCAAAAACCGCTGCCATGGCCCTCATCTCGTTGTAGGTGCGGAGAGGCGGGATATTCCGCGCAACGGGAGGACGTTCGTGAGAGCTATCCAGCCTCTCCTCCCCGCGTGGCTAGACGCGGGTATCTCTATTTCGTTTTGCCGCCCTTCTTGTACTTCTCCGAAGTGGTCGATGGCATTGGACGATCCGTAGGCGTACCCACACTGCCGCCATCAGCCTTCCCGCGCACGAAACCGCCGCTGCGGAAGTGCCCAACACGATCAGGCCGCTTGTTCGAGGTTTCCCCGGTCACCGTGGTGTGGAACGTGTTGCTGGTGACCTTCTTCGGATTGCGTGTTTTCTTGGCGGGCTCGCCGCCTTTGTACAACTCCGAAGGCACGCCTACGAAGTCATCACGCAAATCGCGCGGGGTGTTGCCGAGGGGGCCTTTTGCCATTCACGACGCCCCTCTTAGTTGTCGGCCCATGTAACGGTGAACGTCGCACCAGTGCCACTGCCACCAGTCACAGACTGCGCACCCGCCGGTCCAGGCTTGGTCGCATTGCCGGGATTGATAATGTTCACGGCAGAGATAATCCCACCCGCAGCAGTCGTGACCTGGAGAACCACAGGACCAGTGTTGGCAGGAAGAGTGAGCGTGTTCCCGACCGTGTAGCCGGTCCCGCCAGCCGTCACCGCCACCGACGCCGCTTTTTGGGACAGCGATGTCGTATCCGTTGCGCCGTCAAGCTCGTCCTGAATGCCGGTTGGCGTGCAGAACCCGCCAGAGGCAGGCTTCGCGCCAAGTTCCAGGAACGGAACACCCGTCAGTCCGCTTGCCGTCCCGCCGATGGCACTGAATAAGGCCAGCGAATAGCTTTGATTGGTGACGCGCTTGGTGACAATCGCCGCCTGCGGACGCCGCGTCGGGTCCGCGAAATACCACACGGTCGTGCCAACCTGCGGAAGCATATGTCTAGGCATGGATCAGCCTCCTAGCTGCATAGTCATAGCCACGCAGTCGCCGTCACGAAACCGGGTACGATCCGTACACCGACCTCCAATCAAAGTACGAGAACGCATAACGCTCGCGGCCCTTGACCTTCAGGTTATCGGTATCGAAGTCCACGTACATATCCATCTCGAAAGGCACGCGGTCGTAGAAGATGAGCCCGCGCTTGTCGGTCTTGAGGAACCAAGCAAAGTTGGACGTCAGGAACTCGCTGACGATGTAGTCGCGCAGTCCGCCACCAACATGCTTGATCGCATTCACATCGTTGTCGTTGGTGCCAGGACGCAGCTCCGTTCGCAGAAGGCGAACTGCAACCGGCTCCAGCGCCGCCGGGATCACAAGACACTCGGCCCGCGCCACGATCTTGATGCCGCGCTCATCGACCCAGTTGTTCCTGATCGTGGTCATCGCCGTGAGCAACGTGCTCTCGTTCAGATTGACCTCAGTCGCAGGCTTGTTTGCCACCACCCCACTGTCGATGGGATGATCGACCGCAAACAGCGCCTTCTGATCGCCACCGATGGTGGGATCGTAGACATTGCCGACATTGAAGATGTTCCAGGCGTAGATTTCCTTCGTGGTCGCAAAGACGTCCTGCAAGCCCAGGTTCGACGGATTGAACTCAGCCTTATACTGGTTGTCCTCTACAGCCTTCCTGGTGATGATATACCCAAGACTCAGCTCTTTCATCTCAGCCGAGTACATCCACCGCTCACCTGCCCTCTCATCGAAGTAGGTGGAAGCGCCTTCGCCCTTCTCACGCGCCAGGGGCAGGTACGCCATCTGGGTGCGGCGTTCGAGAGCCATCTTGGATGAGCGTTTCTCGAAGACGCGCGACCACTTCGTCTCGATCTTCTTGTAACGCCCCTCGACCGCAGCAAGGCCAGGGAACAGCTCGTTCTTGATTGATGCAAGATCAACAGCCATAGCTCATTCCCTTCTCAGATACCGGCCATCTGCCGATGGAACTGGTCGTTCCAGCTCACTTGAACGACATTGAATGGCGTGGTGTGGTCGTAGCCATTGCCGACATTCGGCGCAGGATCGCCCAATTGCACGATGCAGAACGGCAGCGTGGCGGTGACTCCCGTGGTGGCGTTCGCTGACCACTTGGAGAACCCGGTCGTAGACGGGACGACAATGAAATCGACGTTCTCACCGACGTTAGCGAGGGTGAATGGACCGGCGCTGCATTGCACCTCAAACACCACCATCGGGTCATCGATGATTTGGACCTCGACGTCACCGACAGCTCCAGACCCTGGCCAGTAGTTCGACCAGATCGGATAGCCCAGTGCGGCGGAGAGATAGTGGCAACCGACAAAGACCCCGAGATTGGAGTGATCGGTCTTGCCCGCAGCGGACACCGCGACATATCCCGTCGCGAGCTGGTTCACGACGTCGCCGCGATTGAGCGCGCCCGCCGTGTTCAGCATCTTGCGTGTGGTATGACCGCCGGTCCAGGCTGCGCCATCAAGGCGACGAACAGGCTTGAATCCAAATGCAGCGTCGATATTCGCCATCGAACGGCTCCCCTTCAAGGGTTACCGGCCTTTGGCGAGCTCCGCCGCAGTCCGTGCGGTTGAAATGTTGGCTTCCCAACGCCCGTGCTTCGGACGCGCCCCCTAGTCGGGGATTTCTATAGCCTCGCGCGAACTGCGTATCACTGGCTGCATTCGCGGCGCTTGCCCATCGGGGGCGTCGGCCATCTTCTGGCGATGCACCTGCATAGCGCGAGTCGCTCGCTGTATTTCGTCATTTCTGGCCTCTACTGTCAAGCGCATAGGCCGCCACACCAGGATCATGTCCTTGACGATAACCGGCCCCTCGGTGCCAGCGGGCGCAAAACGCTCCGGAAAATCGCTGTGCTGCACCTCTTGCCAACCCTGATTGTGGTGCTCGCGCTCAATGGCATAGTCGCGCTTGCCGTAGGTTTCATAGTTGTTCCACTGGAAATCGATCTCACGCGCAACCTGTTCCTTGGTGCCAGTCCCATTGGTCGGGCAATACTGCTGCCTGATGTCGTCCATCTCGTAGGGATTGATGCTGGCACCGCCAGAACGCATGCGCTCCCGGCCATCGTCCACCAAACGTGAGGCTGGACGCTGTTCGGGACGTGACTCCTCGCGCTCAGTCGGGAAAAGCGGCGGCATTTCCGCGTGGGGAGTGCTGGGAGGCATGCCGGGGGACGGAATACGGTTCATGTGCAACTCCTATGTAATTGGCGTCATCCGGCCCTCTTTCACGAGCCTGATATAGTTCGCCGCCCACTCCGCTGGCGTAACGCCTTGCTCCTCCGCCAGTCTTCGCATTTTGGGCGTCATCCGAAAGGTACCGGGCGAGAGATTGTCGCCTCCAGGAGCCGCATTGCGCGAAACCGGCGCAGAGTACCCAGGAACCTGAACGGTCGCGCCATTCGCGCTGTCACCAGCCGGAGCCCCAATCGCCTGCTCAATAAACCCGAAATACTCCGGCGTATCGACGGTATGGCCCGCATCCAGCGCCTTCTCGTGCGCGTTGATGGCCGACGCCTTGAGCGTGCCATCGCTACGTATGAGATCGGTGTGCTTGCGCAAAAACTGCTTGGTCGGCTCGCTCCGCCCATGGATCGCCTTCTCGATGGGATCAGTCGGCACCGCCTGCTGTTGCCTGGGCTGCTGTTGCGGCTTGCGTTGCTGGGGCTGCTGCTTGGGCTGTTTCGCCTGCTGCTCAAACGCCAGCTTCTCCCGCTCCGCAATAGCAAGCTGCCCACCGACACGACCAATACGCTTGTTGAGCTCCGAGACTGACTTGAAGTCCCCATCGTTCATGCAGGCTTCCGCCTGCGCCGCCATGGCGTCCATCTCGTTCGACATATTGCTGATCTGGCTATCCAGCCACGCCATGTAGTTGTTGCCAGTCTGCTGCTCGGCTCGCTGGGCGATCTGCACCGCCTCTTCGCGCTCGCGCTCAAGCCGCTGGTTTTCCGCCATGAGCCGCCCACGATCAGCGCGCTCGGCCTCGATCTGGCGCTCCAGGTCCTGCACCGCAGACTGGGGACTAACACTGGGTCCCGGTACCGGCGGCGGCTTGGCCTCCGGCTTATCACCCTCTGCTGGCGGCTCAGCCTCTAACTTTACGATCAGGTCCTCTTCCTCGGCCATCGCGTCTCTCCCGCGTCAGTAGACCAGCCTCGGGTCCTTTACCCGCGCAATGATCTGCGTGTCGTTCAAATACCGGCAATGGATGCGATTGATGGTGAACTGCCGCGCGGCATGAATGTCCCACTGCACCCAGTCGCCAACCTCGAACTTTTGACCCCCAAAGATAATCGCACCCGAATCAACAAACGCCAGCGGCCCCATGCCAATAACCAGCCCCACCTTGCCCTGGTAGAGCGACTCCTGGATCGTAGTTTCAGAACGGTGAAACTTCTGCCCACCAGGAAGAATGTCGTATGCCGGGAGACAGTACGTCGCACACACCACCAGCGCCCGCGTGTACTCGCTGTTGTCCATCGCAAGCTGACAGCGCGAGAGCAGGAAATCCTTGGGATCGGCGGCGTATTCTTCTTCTTCGCCAGGATTCCAGGGGAACTGCGCTGACTGCTGTGTGGTGGCAACGTGCGCCACCGGATTGAGTATCGGCATCAGTTCATGCTCCGGTCATATCGCTGAGGCTCATGATCTTCCTTGATCATCTTCTGCGCCAGCGCCCGCATCTCCTCGATGCAAATCTCGATGCCCTCAATGCGGCCTATCGCATGCTTGTGCGCCTCCCAGGTTTGCGAACCCTTCAGCGCGCCGTAGTAGCCCGCGATCTGATCTGAGCTGCCGTCGCCGTACAGCAGCCGGTGATAGATGCGATCCAACGCATCCCGGAAGACCACATCCTCACGATCAAACATCAGAGCTCCGTCTTGGCAGGAACGGCCTTCGCTCCTGCAATCTTCTGCAGGCGACCCAAACCAGAATGAGAGCCCGCCTTCTTAACCACCCCACCCCGGTTGAAGCCAGTGCCCTGATTGCGGTAGGTCGAGCCAATAAGCGCGCTGTCTTTACTCTTCTCGTTCTTCGGAACGAAGCCGCCATCGGCGTACTTCTCCTTCTTTTCCTCCTTCGCGATCATGCTCTTGATCAGCTTCTTGTCCTGCGCCGCGTCGTCGTGCGAAGAGACTTTTCCGCCCTTCTTGAACCCACTGGAGCTATACGGCAGCGCGCCACCCTTAAAACCGCCGCTCTGCGGCTTGCCCGCAGCACCTAGTTTCCGCATGCTGGCATCGTTCTGCGCCATCGTCTTAAGCCCCAGGTCCTCGGATGCCCTGGCTTGACCCGTCGCACCCGTGTTCGGATCAACGGCGTTCTGCAAGCCCCTGATGCCCTTCTGGACCTTGCTCAGATTGAAGCTGCTGTCGTCCTTATCTGAGTCACCCTCCGAAGGTTCAACTTCTTCACCATCGGCATACTTCTTGATGCTGCCGCCGCCAGCATACTTCTTGGTCTTGCCGCCCTTCTTCATACCGAGCCCGCCAACCATGGGAGTCGGCTTGCCAGAAAGCGGCACAACCGGCTGACCAGGAATGGCACCGGGCTTGAACGATCCCGGCTTGTTGCCGCCACGGAGCATCTTTCCGCCCATCGCCTTCTTCTCGATGGCACCGCCACTGGCTTTCTTGATAGCGCCGCCGTCTTTGTAGCCCTCGCCCCAGTCGTGATAGCTCGAACCCGCGAGGCCACCACTGGCCATGCCGGGAGGACCCATCCTCGGAGGCGGACCAGCAGGAAGACCAGGAGGCGGACCAGACGGCGCACCCATCAATCCCGGAGGCGGAAGCGGCCCCGCACCAGCACCAGGAGGCGGGCCACCTGCGCCTCCAACCGGGACAGGAACTGGGACAGGCTTCGGCACAGCAATCGCTGGAGGCGGCGGACGAAGGCCACCGCCACGATTGCCGCGCTTTCCGCTGCGACCGCCGTTGGCAATGATGATATTCGTGGTGGAATGCCCCTTCGGCTTGGCCTTCGGTGCACCACTCACAGACCCACCAGACGCAAACTTGGCGGGCTGATCGGCGCGCTTCCTGCTGGAGCCGCCCGAGATGGTCATCGGGGTCGAGGACCCAGCACCCTTACCTGGATAGCTGGTTTTCTTGTACATCGAGCTGGAGCCAAAGCTCTTGCCCGCTTTCGCGCCCAGCGCGCTCAGACGACGCTTCTGGGATGCTTTCGCCTGTGAAGCATAAGGATGCGCCATCTGTGTCTCCTCTTAGATAATCCGCCCCGAAGGACGTTGTGGTTGCGGCGTTTGCGGTACTTGCGGCTGTGCGATCATCTGCGGCCACTGCCGCACGAACTGTTCCGCGACCGGCGTAGCGAGAGGATGAATCAGCGCGCCTTCCGCCAGATTCATCTGCTCCTGCGCCATCTTCGCGGCCTCGATCTTCTCCCGCGACTGGCGCTCCTCGCGGTTGTTGGTCAGCTTCATGTACTCCTGAAGCATGTCCATCTTCTCTTTGAGGAGCTCTAACTGAGCCTTCGTCTGAGAATCCAACTGCTTCTGCACCAGCTCCTTGGTCTTGAGCTGGATTTCAGCCATGTCCTTCATGATCTTGGGGTCCATCCCCTGCTGCTTCTCTTCAGCAAATAGGTCATCGATGTTGCCCAATCCAACCATGGTGGACACCCGGCGCGCGACCGCCTTGGAGTCGTAATCGTCGGGCTTCAAGGTTGCCAATTGCACCAGCGCGACCGCTTTCATCACCCGGATCGTGTGTGACGGCGTGTTGGGATCGGCCTGCGGGGAAAGATTACAGGTCTTCAGCGCCCGCACGAGGTCCTGCTTCTGCCACTCACGCTCAATCGAGGGATCAGAGCAAATCAGCGCGTCCGGGTCCTCGATGAAGAGATCGCGGAGAAGACTGAACTCCTCCGCCTGGGCGATGTGCATCCCTTTGTGGACGGAATCCAGGACTTTCACCGCCTGATCCAGCATCGCCAGCGTCGTCCCGACAGGCACATCGGCGCGGCCTTCGCCCACCATGAGCTCCGGCGTGCCGCCGACACGTCTGGCTTCCTCTTCGATGTGCTGAGTGACCGTGATCAGCCCCGTGGTCACGTCTTTATACGGCAGCGGCATCACGTTCTGGCCAATGGGCTGGCCGCCCGTGTTGATTTTCACCCCGGAACCCAGCCCCACGCGGAAACTCATGGTGTCCTGGCGACCGACTGTCTCGGAATAAAGAAACCCTGGCCAGGAGCTGAACGCTGCACTGTCCAGGGCCAGTCGCCACGCAGTGGTCGCCGCTGCCGTGGCGTTACCCATGATGTTAAGAAGCCCAATACCGTAGAAGCCTAGCCCCTCCACGAAGGGGTACTTCACGATGGGCATCCGAACGAGATAGCGGTCATCGTCTCGCCGCCAGTTCCGGCGCACCTCAAGGACGGTCTGAGAGTCTTTGTCGATGGTGACACGATAGGGAAGAGGAAGACCCGTGATCTTGCCCTTCTCCTTGTGCTCGAACCCGGCAATGTCCAGCTCGCAGTAACACTCGTAGATCGTGTGCTTGTAGTCGTCCGGACGTGTTGAATAAACGCTCAGCCCAGCGACATCTTTCTCCGCGCGCTCCACCTCGTCCGGATCGGGCGCAGCCGGAGACATAATATCCATGTCGAGATACGTCCCGGCGAGCTGCATCCGCCGCAACCAGGACTGCCGCATCGGTATCCGGTGCGTGACCCTGCCGCACTCTGTGAGTGAAACCTCGTTGTCCGAGACGATGATATCGTCCGCATCCACAGACTTTGACACCGGACGGCGTCGAATAGGACAACGGTAGACCTTCTTGAAGCCGCAGCCGCCAAAGCCCTGCATGAAGAACATGCGGTTGGTGTCGGGATAGTATTCCTTGTCCACCACCGTGAGATAACGGTTGAACAGGCTCTCCAGAACCTCCGCCAAAACATC